TATGCGCCCAATGATCTAAAGAAAAATAAGATCCAATATTTTGTCCACTTTAAATTTCTGCCAGGACTAGGATTTTATGGCTTTGGACTCATTCACATGATTGGCGGATTGAGTCGTACGGCAACGGCGGCTCTCCGTCAATTATTAGATGCAGGAACATTATCAAATCTACCTGCAGGATTTAAACAACGAGGCGTTAGAGTAAGAGACGAGGCAGCTCCGATACAACCAGGTGAATTTAAAGATGTAGATGCACCGGGTGGTAATCTCAGAGATGCTTTCTTTCCATTACCTTACAAGGAACCGTCACAGACACTATTAAATCTTTTAGGCATAGTAGTGCAAGCAGGACAAAGATTTGCGGCGATAGCCGACATGCAAGTTGGAGATAGTAATCAACAAGCTGCTGTTGGAACCACAATCGCTCTCCTTGAGAGAGGATCTAGAGTAATGTCTGCTATACACAAAAGATGTTATGCAGCAATGAAATCAGAATTTAAATTACTTGCAAAAGTAGTTGCACAATATCTGCCACCTGAATATCCGTACGATGTTGTTGGTGGACAGAGAAATATAAAACAGGCAGACTTTGATGACAGAGTTGATGTTGTGCCAGTTGCAGATCCAAATATTTTTTCAATGTCACAGAGAATAACACTTGCACAGACACAATTACAGATAGCAACATCTAATCCACAATTACATAACATGTATCAGATATACAGAAACATGTATGAGGCTATCGGTGTAAAAAATGTTGATGCGGTTTTACCAGCACCAGCACCAAATTCACCAATGGACCCAAGTATGGAGCACATTAACGCCATGGCAGGAAAACCTTTTCAAGCTTTTCCTGGTCAAGATCACAGAGCGCACATCACAGCGCATTTAAATTTTATGTCGACCAACATGGTTAGAAATAATCCGTCAGTCATGGCCGCGATACAGAAAAATATACTCGAACATATCAGTCTGATGGCGCAGGAACAGGTGCAATTAGAGTTCAGAGAGCAAATGCAACAGATGATGATGATGCAACAACAAGCAGCAGTCAATCCACAGATACAACAACAGCTACAGATGTTGACAAATCAGATAGAATCTAGAAAATCTGTGTTGATCGCGGAGATGACAGAGGAATTTATGAAAGAAGAGAAGGAAATCACATCACAATTTGATAATGATCCTCTTCTAAAACTAAAATCTAGAGAAGTTGACCTACGTGCGATGGAAAATGAGCGTAAAAAAGACAACGACAAGGCTAATCAAGACCTAAACAGAGCAAAATTAATGCAGGCACAAGAAATTGCAGAGGACAAAATGGAGCAAAACGAGGATTTAGCTAAATTACGTGCTGGAGTCAGCCTTGCAAAGACCGGAGTGCAGCAGGCAGCGATAATTACGGGGGATGATTAATGCCATTAAATAAAAAAGGTAAGAAAATTATGAAATCTATGAAAAAACAATATGGAAAAAAGAAGGGTGAAAAGATATTCTATGCATCTAAGAATAAAGGTGTTATAAAAGGGGTAAAAAAAGGAGCATAAATGCAAAGACTAGATAAAATAAAAGATGTTAAGGTTGCAGAGCAGAGTATCGAGGTAGA